CTCGATCTATCGCCCATTCGAGCAATGCACGGATCGTTACCTCCTTAATCCCATCCGGTATCTCGCCCGATTCATCACTCTCCTGGACCTGCTCCGGAGTCGTCATCCCAACCCAACAGCCATCCATCCCCGCAAACGTGTGGCCATCGTTCAGGACAACGATCCAAGATGATTCTTTCAACTCGTCTCTGGTCATAAGCCCGCCCCCTCTATTTTCGTAGCCCGTAGGGCTGATCTTATCGTAGGTGGTATCGACATGGCGGCACGTTTTACTGCTGGCTGCCCCTGCCAGCAAGCTAAAAAATCGACATATCTGGTAAAATATCGCTTGACATGTGACACTTCTAGGTACAGGCGGTGCTTTAACTAGTGAACTGACTGGATTCGCTACGACTTGTCCTTGCAAGAGCGTTTTATTACTTGACCGCAATCAGGCGCCCAAACAGTTCATTGGTAATGTATTGCGATACCGCAACATGATAGCGCAAACACGGCCTGCAAAATATTTCTGCTGGGACCATTGACAAACGAATTGCGGGCGCCCATTTTTGATCGACTAAACCCGTTCTTTGACAATAATATCAGCCCTACAAACGAGGGCTACGAAAACTACGGGGCTACGAAAACTACGGGGCTACGAAAACTCAGCCACGCACAGCCCTCGTTTGTAGGGCTACGAAAACCAGCGACTTGGACTCAAACAACACGCGACGCCCACGCACAGCCCTCGTTTGTAGGGCTACGAAAACACCGCCTGGGCAGTGGCAAAAAGCAGCCGCCCGCCATCAGCCCGTAGGGCTACGAAAACGTGGAGAGGAGTACACGCAGCCCGCGCGTAGGGCTACGATAACGGGATCGGGCCGAATAACTCACGGCACTCCCCGCGCTCCCATCGGTTCAGTCCCCTTTGGTGGCTACGAAAGCCGCCCAGGCCAGCAACACGAGAAGCAGCAAAACGAGAAGCAGCAACAGCATCTAATCACCGAGCGCCTGAAATGACATCTGTACCACTGGATCAATGATATTGACGGCCACCCGGCCGTTGACCATGCTGATCTGCGCTTGCTCGAAATGATCAGTCAGCCACTGTGAGAACCGCATCGTGAACAACACACCCTGGCCGGGTGGCAACTGTGTGTAATGCCGCTGATCAATATGCTCAGGTGGAATAAAATAGATCATATCAGACTCCGGATCGGCATCGTGCCACTGCGATTGTAGATGCGCCCGCCAATGGTGGTTGCTTGACAGGTGAGTGTAGCGGTTGCGCCCGGTGTGCCACCTGTGACCCAGCAGATAACGCTGGTCCCGATGATCACGATATTTGAAATGGTCATACTCTCGGTGTCCGATGTGACCGTGGCTGCGACGATCTGATCGCCGTTTGGTACCATCGGAAACTGGAATTCGTTGTCGAGATTATCGGCGGGGGCTTGGGCGCTGAACGCCTGGATGTCGAGATAAATCATGCCGATATTTAATCAGCAAGGGTGATCGGTGATTATACCGGTCATCCCACAATTCGTTTCTCGTAACCCGTGGATACCCGGCTGTCGGTGTTGCCGCGAACCATCAACGATCCAGAGGCCGTCAATACAAGCGTCACAGCCCCCGTGGCGGTCAGTACGTAATCCGCGAGATACACTGCTGCTATCGCGCTGTAAGGCTTCCTGGTGGCCTCTGAGACCGTTCCTGTGGGGTTGTTGCGCGATACACCTGTCAAGACAGATAGCGGTTTACGACACGCCAGATTCAACGGGCCGGATTCGTTTTGCGTCCCCTGGATAGTCGATACCACGCGCTTCGTGGTCGCAACCACGACGCCTCGATCGAGCAGCACGCCGACGAGATTTGTCTGCGGCTTGCGGGACATCGCTGCGGCAACGCCGCGCTCGCTCAGCACCCCTGCGATCGAACAATGTGGCTTGCGGGTCTGGCTCGTCACGGCGGCCGATAGCGGGTTGAGAGCGGCGGCCGTTGCTGCTGTCACGGGTTTGCGCGTGCCGCTATGAATTGATCCGGCTGTGGTCGCATGATCGGTCAAGACCAGCGATATGCCGGGCTTGCGCGTAACGGAACTCGCGGTCCCGGTTGCGCCCGGAACTGCACGGCCGGTGACGGCCGAGGCCAGCTTGCGCATGGTCATGCTGATCAGCCCGGTTGTGCCGGGGACTGCACGGCCGGTGACGGCCGAGACCGGCTTGCGCATGGTCATGCTGATCAGCCCGGTTGTGCCGGGGACTGCACGGCCGGTGACGGCCGAGACCGGCTTGCGCGTAGCGGCCGTGACGACGGCCGGGTCTGAACAGACCGCCTTTACGGCCGCTGTCGGCTTGCGTGTAGTGGCATTGATCGTGGCATGCAAGACCTGGACACCGGTAATGCTGGTGGCTGGCTTGTGGGTGTGGCTGGTGATGACACAAGAAACGGCCACGTTGCCGCTTAGCGCGGCCGTTGGCTTGCGGGGGATGGCGTGGATTGATCCGGTTTCACTCGCCGGAGGTGCAACCCAGGTCCCGCTCAGCGCTGAGGTTGGCTTACGGGTAAGATCGGCGATACTGCCTGAGATCGCCAGCGGCACCGTTCCAGCGAACGAACAGATTGGCTTGCGAGGCTGCGCCGCGATTGATCCGGTTTCGCCGGAGATCGCAGTGCCAGCAACAGAAATCTGAGGCTTGCGTGGTTGGGCCAAGATACTGCCGGTCTCGCCAGAGGCAGGCGTGTATATGCCCGTGGCAGAAATCTGAGGCTTGCGTGGTTGGGCCAAGATCGAACCCGTCTCACCCGCAGCAGCCGAGAAAGTGCCGGTGATCGTGGTTGTTGGCTTGCGCGTGCTGATCGAGATACTGCCGGTCTCGCCGGAGGCGGGCGTGTATATGCCCGTGGCAGAGGTGGCGGGCTTACGAGACTGCGCCGAGACCGTGCCGGTCTCATTGGGTGCGCCTGCGGTAAATGCCCCGCTCAGCGAAGAAACTGTTTTACGAGTCCCGGCCACGATAATGGCGGTCTCATTCGGAATGATCGCGCCCGCCAAGGAGCAGACCGGCTTGCGGCTATGGGCGGTGACGACAGCCGCGTCAGAATAAACGGCAGCTATGGCTGTGATCGGTTTCCTTGGCGTGAGATTGAGCCAGGGCGACATCTCGATCGCACCCATATCCCAGCGGCCACGGGCCTGCCCAACGATATCGTTGGCGGCCGGGAGATCAGTGGTATCGGCAAAACCGCTGCCGATCGCGGCAGAGTTCGTGGACAAATGGAAATCAGTGGTGGCCGATACGAATGGATTGGCTGAATCGAAATACGCCAAGTTGCCAGTACCAGACGGCGCCGTATTGTAAACGGGGTGATAAAAGACGCTGTAAGTGCCACCGGCAGACCCGGCGTAAACACCGGAACTGTTTAGGAACACAGAGCCGTAATAGTAGTTGTAGAAAATACAATTCAGCGCGGCGCCACTGCCTAACACTGTGCGCGTTGACGAGTTTGGGTTGACGACGGTGTTGTTAACAAAAGAATAATTAACAAAAACCAGCGTTTCCTCGACGCCACTAGCGGACCGATCCACGATCAGGGTATTGTAGATGTTACCAGCCTGAATATTGGGCTGCGACGCGGCTGATGTGTCAAATATGCAGTTCTTGATCGTGCCATACGTGCTGACGATCGCGGCACCCCCGGCGTATCCACCGGTATCGTGGAACTGGATGCCTTCAATATTAACGTTGGTAAACAAAGAACCAGTGAGGAACCCGGCCGGGGCGCCGACCGCCGTGATGCTGACACCATTTGCTGCATTGAAGGCCAAGGGCGTCGATGGGGCCGCCTTCATGGTATCGCGGAAGCTCTCACCGGGAGCGGCTGCGATCGTGAGGAACGACGGCGCGAACCGGCTCAGATCAGTGAGCGCAGAAAGCGAAATCGTAGTCGCCGTCGAGCCATAAGGTGCTGTGTTCCACAACAGTATCTTCAACGGCACCGTCATACTGCTCGGTGTGCCGGTGGTGTCCGCAATCAACGCAGCAAGACTGGCATAATCAAACGTGCTGATATACGTCCAGGTGACACTGCCATCGGCTATCGTGCCGCCTGATCCTGTTGGCGCTGTGCTGCCGGAGGTACCGCCAACGGCACATTGATACACATTACCGCCGTTGGAAACGCGATTACCTACGACATAGAGCCTGCTCCCGGCCCAGGCCGACAGGTTATAGAAGATGTTTCTGATGTAGAGGAATGTACTGACGAATGAGCAGACCGGCTTCCTGGTGACGGCATTAATCGGGTCATCAATCGGGGCGAGAACGACTGTGACCGGTTTCCTGGACAACAGAGCTAGTTGTCCATTGATAGATTCTGCCCCGATCAGACTGACTGTCGGCTTCCGGGTCGCGAGAGCCAGAGTTCCTGTCTCGTTGGGGGCGGCAGCAAAAGTCCCAGTGAGGGACAGCACCGGCTTCCGTGTGGTGAAAGCCAGGACGGCGTTGTCGATTGATTTCGCGGCGATCGATGTGACGGGTTTCCGTGTAGCCGCATTTAACATGTTTGAGGTGTAATTGTAAGCGCCAATGTCCCATCTGCTCCGCACGGCTCCCGCGATATCGTTACCAAGCGGGATATAGGCAAGTTCATTCGTCCCGGCCCCTATGGCGTCTGCACCAGACTTTAGACGGAAATCGGTCGTCGGGGATATGAACTGGTTGGCGGCCGACATGGACGCTAAGTTGCCGCTAGCGACAGTGAGATTGGTGGCTGTCGGCAGAACATCCGTGAACAGACTGTATCCGCAGGTGATCGAACTCGATGCGCCTAGAACGTAGGCACTTTGATATCCGGTAAAAATGCAGTTGTAGACCAGCCCTGTCGTGGCAAATACAGCGGTCGCACCGGCGGATGAATTGATCGACACCACTGTGTTGTTGATGAATTCAGCAACTCCATTGACGACCAGGGTAGACGGGTTGGAGGCCGGGCCACGGTCAACGAACTGGCTGTTCTCGACGACGATACTGCCGTCACCATCTAGCATCCACGCCGATTGCGCCTGTCCGTCAACGATACAGCCGCTTACGATAACACCGTTATCGAGGTTCAGAATTATCCAATGACTGGGCGTGGTGGCGGGGTCAAGGAACTGAAGCCCCGAGAGGATGGTATTTCCGTCAGTAACTTGGAAGAAGGAGCTAGGGGTGTCGCCTATACGTAAAGTAAAACTGACACCCGCCGATGCATTGAAGGCTAACGGAATCACACCCTTGACCAATTGATCACGGAAACCTTCGCCCGGCGCAGGCTGGATGGTGATGGTGTTCGTTACGCTCGTGGTATGCCCGCCCAGCGCAAAAACCGGTCCTGCGATGGGGGTGATTGTTGATGATGATCCACCGTACGCCGTGGTGTTCCACAATAAAACTTTGTACGGGACCGCCAGGATCAGGGGTTGATTGGTTGTATCGGCCTGCCACGCGGGCAGCGAGGCGTAATCATAGGTGGCGATATAGGTCCAGGTGACACTGCCATCGGCTATCGTGCCGCCTGATCCAGTTGGCGCTGTGCTGCCGGAGGTGCCGCCAATGGCACATTGATACACATTGCCGCCGTTGGAAACGCGATTGCCTACGGCATAAACCCGTGATGCCACCCAGGCTGACAGGTGGTAGAAGACGTTTTTCGTGTTGGTGAGGTTGCCTGCTTTTTTCGTGGTGCAGGTGATCGTTCCGACGAACGCGGCATAAGTCCCAGCTAAGGTCGAAACTGGTTTCTTCGTGGTGCCGGTGATCGTTGCACCAAACGCGGCATAATTACCAGCTAGGGATGAAACTGGCTTCTTCGTGGTGCCGGTGATCGTCGCGGCGTTGATGCCCGTGAAGATGACAACCACTGCGGAAACAGGTTTCCTGGTGGCACAGCTAATCGTTCCAGGCGGCGGTCCCGTAGACAGCAGACTTTCAGTGGCTAGGGGGGCAGCACCAAGGGCTTGGGTAATCATCTACCCGGTCTTACTGTAAGTCAGCCACAGCAGCATACTGCACATCAATATAAATCAGCCATAGCAGCATACAGCACATCAAGAATCGTGTCGGTGCTACCCGAGACCGTAACTACGGCGATGTATGCTCCGATGTAAGTAGCAAGAAACGGACCATAGAAAGAACTGATGTTGCTGCCAGTAATCGTTCCGACATTGGCGGTGGCGCCGGTACCAAGAGCGACATAACTGGGAGTTGTCCGCATCGGCGTTGCAAAGCTGTCGTACGCTGATATCCACTGAGACGCGACCACATTATTTATATGGTTGTATAATGTACCAGCATAATAGAATCGCTGGCAAAGCAGCAATTCAGTTTGATAGGGACGCTTTTCACACGGTGTTGCGACAGGGCCGACCTCCAATTGAAATCCCGTTGTTTGCATCGTGATCGTGCCAGATGATCCGGATTGCGTCGATGTGATTCTGAGGCAGAGCGCGTTGGTTACGCCGGATGGAAGCCCGGTGAATGTGGCTGTGTAGAGACCGCCAGTGGCGGCGATGGTCACCAAACTGCCGATAAGAGTTCCAAAGAATCCCGCACCATTGACGGTTGATGGATAATACAACCCGATCGTCGTGGTGATCGCTCCGGCCGAGGTCGAACAGTTTACATACCCACTGACCGTGACGGTCGCTCCAACCAGATCGAAGCTGTCAGCCGATTCAATCGTCTGACGATGAAGATTGTAACCGCCGGACGATACAGTCGAAGATGATACGGTCTGCAAGACAAAACGTTGCGGAGACGCGAACACCGCACCGGTCGAGTTGTCGATGACACTCCAGTTCAAGTTCCCATGAGTGTTGGAATCAACTGCCCACCGATCTGTGGCGGTATAATAGGTGCCTATATTACCGGAGTTAAAACGCTGCTGTATCTCATGCCAAGCATTATGCAAGCGATTGCGGAAGGGGGTCGATGTTGCCGCATTGGCCGTGGCCGATAAGCTGGCCCCGGTCACAGTGATATAAACCTGAGCCGAGCCGGACAGCGTGATCGCGGTAGTCCCACCAGATGAACTGGTCGAGACGACACGAGTCAACGTATCAGGTGAGCCTGCCGTGTAAACGCCGTGGCCAGATTCAAAGTTCGTACCATCCTGGATGCCATACTGGACACTGCCGCCTGAGACCAATTGGCCATCGGTAACAGCCTGCGCGAAGGTACGAAAACCGGACACGGCCGATCCTAAAGAAATCGTGCCGGTCCCGGTTGTCGCTGTGTTAGCCCGGACGAAATCAGCGTAATAAACGGTCAAAGCTGCAACCTCCCTAGAAGCAGGTCGCTACGCAACCCGTGTCGCGGGGCCGCTGCATCGCCCGCTGATACGGGCTGTGCAGCAACCTTAGCCATTATTCATTACGGATCACGGATACGCCTCAGTCATCGTGCCGCTGGTCACAGAAACTGTTCCGCCGCTGCTGATCGAGGTCGAGTTCAAGTTCAAATCCGCCCCGCTCGTGCTGACCGAAGTCAAGTCAAAAACCGTCGTGCCGCCGGACGTCGCAACACGCGCCCAGCCAGCCGTGCCGGTGGCAACTGCCGTACCAGACGTCACGGTACCAAAAGTCAAGACGCCCGATGAAACCGTTCCAAGCGCACCTGAAATCGTCAGCGTGACTAGCAATGTTCCAGTGGCGGTACTGTCTGCATTGGTCGGGTTGGAGCCTGTGTAAATCTTGAGGGTGCAGCCAGTCGAAGCAGCCGTTGCAACGGCAGTGGCACGGCTAGAGCAAACAGACTGGGTGAAATTCGTCGCCATATTACATGGTCCCTTAAATTGAGGCCATTAACGGCCGTTGTGATCGTTTGATATTTAGTTGCGACTGCCAAACAGCGCTACACAACCTGCACTTGAATACTGAACCCGGCCAGAATGACATTCACGCCAATCGAAATACCAACCGCATTCAAAATAATATCCGATCCACTGCCACCGGCACCCACCGTGTAATCAGCCAACACCAATGTCCCAGCAGGCCCGACATAATCCCAATAGATCGCCCAATCCGCAATCGCATACGCCACCGCAGTCGGTGCCGTCTCAGAAACCCCTGGCACGATACACACGTACAGATTGCTCCCAGAGGTCACCAAGGCGCCTCTGGCATAGCTCGTGGCCGTCACCCATGGCGCGGCTGACAGGACCGCTCTAGCCCATGTCGCAACGCCATTGCCGACCGGAGAACCAAGCGCAGTGACCAGCGAGGCCGCGAGAATGTCACTACCGGGCGTCCCGACAAATCCAGGCGCGCGGAATGTGTAGCTGACCAACGGCGTCTGCGTCGTGATCGCTGTCGATGAACTGGCAGGGATGGCGCCGGAATAGAGTGTCAGCACGGCACCGGAGAACAGATTGGCGTAAGCGGTGACGGCGAGACTGCCAGCGGCGGGATTGACGTGCATTAGCCGACATACCCGCCAGTAGACGACAGCGTGTTGACGGCCGGATAACCCGCCGCCGATCCAGGAATGACTTGCTGCGTTGTCGTGCTGGGAGCATACCCTAGCGCGATCGTGCCGCAGAACCCTGCACTGTATTTCGGACCGGTGAAGGTGCTGCTGAACACGTTGAAACCGAGTTGGATTGAGCCACCTTGGCTGCATAAAGCCCAGCCGCCTGTGTAGGTTGTGCCGGAGGCGAAACTGATCGGCGAATTGTACAACCAGATCAACCCGCCGCAATCGGCGTTGAGGCCATACGGGCTGGTGCCGGAGAACGAGACGCTGGTGTAATCGGCGGTGACCGCGCCACCGTTGACCGCTGATATTTGAGCCGTGCCAGCCGACCCGAATGCACAGCTATGAATCCCGCAGAGGGACGAATTCCCGACAACCAACGAATAGCCTGATCCATTAAACGTCGAGCTTGTGCCACTGCTGTTCACCGTGACACCGGTCAAAATGACATAGCTGCCGACATTGAATGTCAGCGTGTTGGCACTGGTCGCGCTCAATACGACGTTGCCGGGCGCACCGGCATTCCCAGTGATATACAGCGGCTGACTCGTTCCGAACAACCCGCCATAAACGCTTGCCACGCCGACATAGGAGCCGTTGGCGAGATTGATCGTGCAGTTCATTCCGGCATAATCATAGCCAGTGGTCGCCACGCTGATCGCATGTTGCAAGGTCAGGAAGGGCGCCGCACTGGTGCCAGCATTGCTATCACTGCCGGTCGTCGCCACATAGAGGATCAGGTTGCCGGTCAATTTGATCCGAGTCGTCGTGCTGATCAAGGACTTGATCGCCGTCAACACCTGGGTGTAATTGGATTTCGATAAGGTGGCGCCCTGCGACGTTGCAACGTTCGCCAGTTCCAGCATCATGCAGTTCAAAAAGTCTGCGCTCACAACGGTCGGTACGAGGTTGCTGGCATTCACCTGCGCGAAATAGCCCGGTGCAGTTCCGGTCGAAACGACTGGCGATGGAAGGGACGCGACGGCGCCCGTGGCGTCAATTAATTGCATTTACAATACTCACTTATAGTCAATATTTAGATCGAATTGAAAGTGAACACGACAGTCGTATGGGCAGGCGCCAAACGCGTGAACTCGCACTGCAACACAGTGGACGCGAACTCCCACAGTTCTTCGTCAGCAGCCGATACATCCGCCTCAAATTGCGTCAACAGATCATTCGACGCATTCACCTGCCAGAGATACGCTGCAATGCCTTCCCACAGTTCACTCTCGGCTGTGTTCCGCTCAGCAAAGAACGGACTGAACTCCTGGATTTGAACTGTATAGCCCAGCGTCGCTGCATAATCGACAAAGAATGGGATGGACAGGCCACCGAGTCCAATGAACCTTGCCACGGCTTCGTTGCGACGGGATTCGAGTGTCGGCGCCACACCTTGACAGGGGTCCGGGAGGTTAAGACTAGATTCCCATTGCGGCAGCAGTTCGTTTGTGGTTAGCACAAACGAATCAGTAATCAGGTTCGTGGCGCGTTCGCTCAGCAAGCTGAACGATGGCACTAAGGCGCTGATCGCTTGGGTCAGCGGCGATCCAACGTCCTTGTCCCAAATCCGGCCTGTCGGCAGCAGATTCAGGAAGGTCTGGGTGTAGTCATCATTCGTATAGATTGGGAGGGTGGTCACTCGAAGGTAACCGTGCCGAGTGTTGGCAATGATCCCAGCGCCACGGCGATCGGTGTAATCGGGCTGATGAGCGTGTAGCGCGCCACGCCAGCGGCGCTTTCGATGGCTTGGTTCGTATCGGATGGGTAGATTGCAGCACCCGCCAGCGGGCTTCCCAGGCGCACGAAACAATCGGTCAGTGCGGTGACGATATTGCCCTCGGTCACCGCATCAGATGAGGACAGACTTTGGATCACGAAATTGATCGGGCTTGCTGTCGGCGTGGCAATTTCAACGAGACTGGTGACCGGGCGCAGCGGATAGATCGCGTTTGCAACGATCAATTGGTCGCCCGAGGCGGCCGTGATCCGGTTTTCTGCGCTTGCGCCGCCGCTTGTCCCTTGTGCGAAGCCGTCGAACGCCGCTTCGGTCACGTCCAGCATGATGTAGATCAGAACTGAACCGGCGCCGACCCCTTGGCCCACCACCCACGCTCGCGTCACGCCAGGAACGGCCAGCGCCCAGTTCGCGAAATCATTGGAATTGCCACCGGCTGGCGGGCTGGCATAGACATCGAGCATGCGCGTGCGCAACGAATCATCGAGTTCTTGGTCGCTACCCCCGACGATCGGTGTGGCAGCTATACCGGCGGCCACGCCAGCCAGGGGGGTTACCAGATTGAGGGCGATGCCGGTTGCGGCATTTCCAGCAGCGGCCGGGATGACGGCCGTGAAGGCTACGGCTGCACTACCGATGGTATAATCGGCATTCGTTGTGTATTGCGTGTTGTCCGTTCGCGCGATGAGCGTGCCTGCCGGGATATCGGTGCCAATGCCGCCAGTGAAGGTCGCAGTTCCGGTCGCTGAGGTTGCTGGAATGCGTGTAACATTTTTGAGATTCGCCCACGCCTCCATGAACTCGGCGGTGCTGGTATAGGGGGTGCATTGCAACGAAATCCAATCCAGGAAGGCGTACAGTTCATAACTGAACCCGGCGATGGAGGTCGCGAGAACCCGGAGGATGGACTGTTGGAGCAGACTCGTCCCGTTGTTATTGAAACTGGCTGCACTGATATCGGTCAGAGCTTGCTGGCGGAGGACAGATAATGTGGGGCGCGCGTACGTGATGGGGGGCCACCTATTGCTGGATTGGATATTTACCGATTAGGGTGTTAAAATGGTCGCCGATCTGGCCGACGTAATGACCCCGGCCGTGACCAGGGAGGCCATCCACGAACTGACGATGGGGCCGGTCAACAGGTTGACCTGCCCAACGACGAGGCCGAATGTCAGGCCCGTCAGAATGGCTGGTGTGGAGGCTGCCGCCGCTTCGATTGCTGCTTGTTCACCACTGGTGAATCGCGCCCAGAACGCCGGGACACTGATCACGCTCGGGTTGGGCAGGATCGCTGCTGGATCGGGTGTATTGCCTTCGATAAGCCAGTTCTGATAATTCATCCAATCGACGCTGTATAGACTTTGAGCAATGATGCCGCCGTCGCTTTCGCGGGTTACATTGGGTGAATTGTAGATCAATTGATAGGCAGCCATGTAATACTCCTGATTTAAAGCCCGAGTTGGTTCCAGGCGTAAGCAAAGTTAAATGTCGTCGGATACGGCTGGTTTGGGCGATACATCGCGATGCTGATTTGTATAGCGCTGAGACTTAATTTGGCGACATCCACAGTGATACTGCTGGCAATGCCTTGATCGATGAACGGCTGCAACGCAGTTCGTGTGTAATCGCGGGCCAACAGCAGCGGACTGGTCACCGCACTGAACTTTTGCCGGTCTAGCTGCCACAGGCGGGAACCGATCTCGTATGGCTCGAAAGTATTCCCCCACCAGCCCCGACGGTCGCCGTCACCGGGTGTGTAGTCATCTGACGATACAGCGTCGGTGAACAGCATCAGCAAAACAGAACTGACGAGATCGCTATCGGCGATCTGCACGTCGCCATTCGCGATGACCCAATCACCAACGCCTGTGTTGTTATCGAAAGCGATTTGAATGTCGGCCATGCGATATATTTAACCCGAACCGAAGCCGCTGGTGCCGCTCCCGGTCTGAACTCCAGAATGTCTGTGCGTATCCAGCGTTACTGTACCGGACGAGATGTCGCCTGTGGCCTGGATCGTCCCCGTCACATGCAGATTACCGGTGATATTGATATTGGGTGCGGTGATATCCACCGAAGTGGCTGCTGTGATAATGACCTTTTGTCCGGCCGTAATATTGATGGCCAGCACGCCACCGGTCTGGGACAGATAAACCCGCTGCCCGGCATTGTCATAAATCTGTGTCTCGCCGGGAGCCATATTGAGTGGTCGGAACTGGTTGTGGCCGGTGGCGATGACCACGGCGTTGCTTTTATCGCCACTGAGATTGAGGATCACGGTGTCGGTGCCGATAGGCAGCGCCGACGCCAGACCAAACGCTTGCAGGCTGTGAACGTTGTCCATCAGTTCCCAAGCGTTCAGTTGTATCTGCAAGGTCTGCACGATACCGATTTCATTGCTCGCAAGCGTCAGCTTGCCGAGTCTGACCGTGTTGTTAATCCTGCGATTGTGTCTAGCTAATTCCACCTACGGGCCTCCCTTTGGTCGTCGGGTTGGCTCCGGCACTGGGGGTGCCGCCATCGCTGGAAGCTGATCCGCTGTTGTTCACACCTGCAAACAGACCGGCATCCAAAAACAGCAGGCTGGTCGGTTCTGGATTGAACGCCTCAGGCGGCATCAGGATCAGATCGGCATAGGTTCCGCCGTTCAGGTCCATGGAATAGCTGACATTGGCGATGATCCATTTGGCATCGATTTGAAGTGGCGCCGCCCGGATCGCAACATAGTTGTTTGGCTGCCAGAGGATTTCGTGGCTGTCGCGCCAACTCTCGCACTGCAAATGAATGACCTGGGAGCGGCCACGGGAGCGGGCCATCTCCCAGTTCGCCCGGCGTTGCGCCCACGTCACCTCCAGAACATAGGGCGTCTCCGAAAATCCCATCAAGCGTCTATGACGGATCGAGGTGTCTTCGGCATGGCCGTATTGACGATTGGTGATGTAAGTGAGTTGATCCTGAACTGAACTGTCGAACACGTCGATCTCGGAATAGCGATGATCGAAATGCAACCCGCTGGTTATCGACTGGATATTGGCGCCGTAATCAAAGCCTGATTGGTGTTCGGCCGCGCCGACATCGGCCAGCACCAGATTGCCATTCACATCGTCATATACGAGTAAGTTCTGTGACCGTGCCATGCGCTCGATGATTTCGTAGGGCGAGTCACCGATATTCATTTGAAACAACGGAATGTCGGTGAGTTCTTGTTTGGAGTTCAGACTGACGGTTATGCCATATGGCAAACACAGCGCGGTTGCGAGACCCATGAGGTCGGCCCCGCCGTACAGGAATCCGGGGATGCCATCGGCTGAATTAATAATTTCTGCGCTGCAATCAACAAGATCGGCGCCTTTTGATCGCCCGGCAATAGTGATCGTGTGTGACGCAGCGTCGATCGTATTGTCGATTGAATCGATATACCCGGTCAACACCAGATCATCATCGATGGCTATGGTGCAGGGGCTGAACGGGACGAACACCATCGGATGGGTGCCAGTCGGGTCTTTCTCAGTCGCACTGATCTCAAATGAACTGGGGAACTGTTCGCAGGATCGGCTGAACCGGGTGGCTGTCCAGCCGGTGAACTTCTGCCCGTCGATCGTGATTGACAGTTCACCGTTCATGCGGACAACGCCGTGAATTCGGTTGGTAAAAAGCACGGATTGATGGCATTCGAGCGTCGAATGAGATCATCCGATCGGCTGGCTGTCTGATACAGTTGCTGACTGAGCAACAATGACGGCAATGCCAACGGCCGTTTGATCGTGATCAATGCAGGGAGTTGACTGCCCAATGCCTGTAGGTTGGAGATGGTCTGCGTGCGCAGCAACCGCAGTTCAAGATAGGAGTTCAGATCATCGTTATCGGCGGCAAATAAAATCTCAGCATCGAACAGTGGCACCAGCCGATCGATCAATGCCTGGACTTCGGTACTGGATGTCGGGTTATAGACCGTTACGGCATTCGCGATGCTGGCGAGGGTGCAGCGTCTGATTAGCGCACCGGTCGCGATCTGCGCGGTTGCAATAGCTCCGGGGATCGACGCGGTTGAACTGCTGGGCGTGACGGTCGGCGCGAACGCGGCCAACGGAACAAGGGCTTTGATCTGATCGCCCGGATCATTGATAGTTGCGCGCGTGGCTTCGATGAGATCGGCGACCGACTGCGGGAACGTGGGGGCGCGCGCGCCCGCCAGGGCCTGTGCCAGGGCGGCTGCCTGGACAACCGCTGCACGGGCTGCGCAGGCGGCACTGAGGGCGGCAGCGGTGGCTGTGGCAAGGGTGGCAGCGGCTGACTGCGAGCCGCCTGGGGCCTGTGTGGGGCTTGTGATATTGCCCTGGCTGTATCGCCCGAGACTGACATCGGGGACGCCAAGGCTGATGCCTTTGACTGCGCCGATGGCGCTGCTCGCGAGACTGATCACGCCGCCGATGAGACCGATCGCCGCGCCAAGCACGCCAGCGACGGCCAGGATCGGGGCGAGGAACGCCCCGGCCGCGCTGATCGCTGAACTGACATAAGCGGTGGCTTGGTCGATGTATGACGACACTTTGGCTACGAAATCTTTAATCGCGGAGGTGATCGTCGCGAGAGTGCCTTGCTTTTTCTGTTGGCTGTTCGTGGCTTTTGGGAACAGACTGGGGAAATTGATATCGCCGCCGACGATGAACCGGAGCGACACGGCGACCATACGGCCGTCCATGGCATTTTCGCCGAAGCCTGCGGCGAGCAGGTTCGCTTGCACACTGCCGATCGAGGGATGCACGAGGTTGCCGCGCCCGGCCTGATCACAGGCGGCGGCCAGCTTATCGCGCTGTTTGTAACAATCGTCGCCGACCAGGAAGCCGGAAAACGCCAATTCTTGTTTTGATCGCCCGAGGTCCTCGAAATACACGCTGTTGGACCCAGGATATTCGTGCAGCGCGCCTCGGCGACCACGGGTGATTTCGGACTCGGTGACCTGGAAGGGGATGCCACGGAAGCTTGCTGGTTGCAGTTGTAAGGCCCATAATGGCGGAATGAGTGACATCTGTTATCCGATCCCGGTCATTGGTGTTACGATTCGGGGTGCGCCTTGCACGACATTGCCGCTGGCTCGTGCCGTCGCACGCCAGCCGATCGGGGCGTTGATCGTGACTTGCAGATTGCCTTGCTGACGCAGGCTCGTTGCGCCGATCGGGGTGACGTTGCTCGCACCCTGTTTCAGCAGATCAGGATGCAATCGTGACTTGATATCCTCGATCGGACTGGGTATGGGTGCCGCACCGCCACTGGCCTTGTCCCCCATAATACCTAACAGATATTTCCGGGTTTCTTCCGGCAGTCCGATGATATGGCCGGTTCGGGCGTAACGTTGCACTGCCAGATTGTTGGGGCCAGCGTTGTAGGCGGCCGTGGCCGCACCATAATTGCCGCCGAACAGATCGAGCATCTGTTTGAAATAGCGTGTACCACCCTCGATATTCTGATGCACATCATTCGGATTGACGTGAAGGTCACGCGCCGTATCAGGCATCAACTGCATGACGCCGGTCGCGCCCTTCGACGATGTCCGGTCCCAACCTTGCTCCTGGCGCGCTAGTCGAGCCATGTGATCTTCGTCAAGGCCGTAGGCGCGGGCTTGTCTGCGGACTTCGGCTTCGATTTCGGGTGGCAACGGACGCCCCGCGCCGATCTGCCCGCTTTTATGTGCAGCGTTCCACAGGTCATCGATCTGCGGTGCGTAGTAACTTTTGCCTTTCCCATCCCCATAGCTGGTAGCGTGTCCCATTTCATCGAAGGCGTCAGGGGTCAGGCCGAGATCATGGGCTTTGTCAGACGTCGAGGCTTCCTGCTGGCCGTGTTCGCGTTCAGCGGCAAATGCCAGTCCGGTGCCTGCGATCAACGCCCGGAGAGGGGCCGGGACGCCGAGGACAGCGAGGATCGAAAGGAACTGTTTCCCGGCCCACAGTTCGAGAAGGGTTCGTGTTGCAGTGATGATTTTATCTAGTTTATCCGGGAGCTTTTCAATCGCCTTTTCGAACTTGCCGATTCCATCGACAACATCGGTGAAGCTCAGATCGCCCAGGGCCACGCCCAATTCGGCGACGTAATCAGCGATCCGTTGAGCGATCCAGTCACGGTTGATGGCGATCCATTCCGCGAACTGCGTGATCATTGGCGTCAGTACAGGGCCGACTTTTTCGGATACGCTGTTGAAGAAACCTTCGACGGCCATCGTCAGTTTGCCGAAGCTTTCGCGCATATTATCGGCTTGTTCGGCGGCTTTGGGGGACAACAGGCCGAAATGTTCGGCCATTTTGTTGTATTTTTCGAGACCTTCGCGGCCCTGGATGGCGAACCGCGTCATCCCGCTGGCCAGTCCGAGGATGCCCATGGCTTGCTGAATGACGGCCGGGGAGGCGCCCTTGTCGTGGAGTTTCCTGATGATTTCGAACGCGTCACCCATCAACGTTGCGCCGTCTTTGGCCTGATAGCCGGACTTGCGAATACTGACGCCATATGCCTGGAACAGCGCGCTGGCTTCGCGGTTTTTGCCGGACAGTGCGTCTTGTGCGGCTTGCCCGAGACCCTGGATCGAGGCGGTCATGTCGTCAGCGGATGATCCGGCGAGACGGGCGGCATTTTGCATTTGCTGCAACTGGGTGACCGAGCCGCCGACGATGGCTGTGGTATTCAGCAGTCGGGTGCCGAGGTTGGCCCAGGCGCCGATCAGTTTGAACATTCCGGCGAGGGTTGCTGCGCCTGTCAGTGCGCCGATAACGGGGATCATGGAGGCGATGGCGGAGACGGCGCGACCCGCCCAGCCGACCATGGCTTTGATGCCGTTGGTTAGTTTATTGATCCCGGTGAGTTCTTTAAACTTGTCGATTTGGGCATGCAGACGGGCAAAGGGTGCCTGTGCTTCTGCAAGCCGCTTATTGAGGGCTTTTAGCGGACCGGTGACGCCATCTACAAGGGTTGCTGATACTTTATAACCGGACTTGGCTGCCATCGCTATCTCTCTAATTTCCTGATTCGGATGGCCTGCTCACCCCAAAAAAGCAACTCCGTAACGGTTAGATTCCAAACCGACGCCTCACCCTTGATCGGTTGATGAAAAATGTAGACAATTTCAGCTACGAGGTCTCGCCAACCTGGGGTGAGTCTACGATAAAACCCATTATGAACTCCGTTGCTTTGCGCAGATCGGAGATTTTCATCAGACTGATATACTGTTTCGGCTTGCCGGAGACCGCCGTCACCAGTTCAATTTGAAAAGCCGTAGTGGATGACAGCGAGTCACCGATCGGCAGCTTGCCGCCTTTTTCTAGCTGTGCAGCGGTCGGTTCGGTCAGGTGCAGCGCGTCAAGCGATTCACCATTCCAGACCAGCGGAGGGTTAAAGGAGATCAACAGTTCATCGACGTTCATTTGAGCAGTTCTGGCTTTCATTTAAATCGCCACCACGGTCCCATTGAACTTCGCTTCGAACGTTGCTTCTGGTGTGCTGATGGTTTGTACATCGACACAGAACATGTTGATCCCCAGCACGGTCTTGCCATTGGCAAGCTGACAGGTGATCGTCACATTGTTCAGCACCTCGAAGAACAAGGTGGACAGAATCGAGGTATCGCGGAAGGTGGCAGTAATACTACCGTAGACCCAGCTAACTTTATAGCCTTGCTGACCTGATTGACCGATCAGAGGCTCTTTTGACGTGCTGTTTGTGGAATAGGTGAGGTCTCCCGCAATATCGAAGAACACCCCATCTATAGCTAGACTGGCAATGCCAGCGACTTGTGAATTACTCAAATGCGTATTCCTTGCAACCGGGTATCGGATATTTAGGCTAAGCCGCCCTCTTGGGGCGTCTGAGGTTGTCGTCTTCGGTCAATGGGCGGATATTGGTGTAATGGAAACATTGCTTCTGTTGTTCCGGGTCGGTGAGATCGAACGTGCAGACCTGTTTGATATGATCGAGATGGAAGTTCATGTCGTCCCAAGACATTCCGCCGTAGAACTGGGTCTCGATATGAACTTTGAACTCGGCTAGGGTGCAGCCGAGAAGTTCAAATGTTCTGGCGGCTCGTTCCGCGCCGATGGCCTTCAAAACACCGCGTAAGCGGCACCGCAATCTGTTTGCCATATTCCTCTGCGGACGCTTGTGGTAGCCCTTTGCGTAGTCAGGATTGGCTTTGCGCCACTCTCGGGTGTATTCGTTGTATTGTCCGGCCAAACCTAACTCAGCGATACGTCGCCTCACCTTCTCACTATATTCCGCGCCATGCCGCTTCCAGTTATTCTTACGATTAGCTCTAATCTTTTCACGATCGCGGTCTTTTGTGGCGGCCACATACTCGTTTCGACGCTTCCTGGTGCGGGCTACGTCCTTGTGGTTTGATTTGTAGCAGTATCCTCGCTGCTTAACATTCAGAAGTTTTCGTTCCTCGGGGGATAAGGCGGCGCTTCGTCTGATTGAGCGGTCGCGCTCTTTGGCTTTTCGTTGTTCAGTCTGTTCAGGGGGTTCCTCGGCCCGCTTACGGGCATCACGTTCCCGACGAAGAAGAGCCTGCCGCGCCTTTGCTGCGGCAGCCTCCTCGGAAGTGTTCTTCTTTCTCACCCATGTATATATCAACCGGAATGTAACAGCTAATTATCTCGACTAAGCTGCTGTTACTAAAGGGTAAAGGCTAGATCAAATATTAATTGATACAGGCCGGTTGCGATCTGCACAGGCGCATAGACGTTCACCTGATTGGGAGACACTTGCTGGGTCGCTACAGTCTTTATGAACTGCGGCACGTCCTGAACCAGTCCGGCATCAGCCGCATTCTGATACTGCGCAATGACTTCCGAACGGATAGCTGTGGGGTTGACCGTGTTGGTGCCAGGACGGATCGGAGTCGCATCATCAACCAGCTTGACACGGGCGTACTTGGTCTGGAAGGCCGTTTTCCAGGCCGCGATGATCGCTTGCAGAGTGTAGAGCGTGTTCACATAGAAATAGCTGTTGTCAGCCGCACCACTCGGCGTCTTCTGGTAGGTCGTCGCCGCAATTTCTAAAATCACCTGACCAGCACTATTGGTTGTGAACGTTGTGATTCCGTCATACAGCAGGACATTCCGCATAAGGCGTGTGTAAACCGAATGCACCGGCGGGGCCTGGATGCCGGTCATCACAATAGCGGTCAGCGGCAGCGCTGGATCAACACGCAGGCTGTTTGCGCAAACCGCCGTGTAGCTGGCTGCAATGTTCGCAACCGTCGTAGGTGTGTCGCTGATGCCAAGAACTGCGAAATGTTGCAGATTGACCGTGGTTCCATAGCTCTGAACGCCAGCGTAAGTGTTTTTGTAGGCACTGAAGATGCCGCCGCCCGTATTGGACAGCCACGACCACGTCCCATTGATATCCGAAACAACGGCTTGCAGACTGGCGAACTGGCTGGCACCACTATACGGACTGGCAATGAAGGCGTATTGACCGGTCAGGGCGGAAAGGGCAGGTGTGAGGTTCGGGTCGGTGGTTCCGGCGGTAATTGTTGCAAAGGCAACAGATACACCGGCCGGTGTCGTCTGGCCGTTGATGGCGCCAAGATAGTTCAGGCGCAGGTCAATATCGGCAGCGGCGATGCCGCCATGCACGGCGGTGAATGTCACCACACCACCCGAGGTGGTAGCCGTGGCCGGGAGGGGCGGCTGGAGGGCCATGGCGCCCACGACGTTGGTAGCGATCGTGCTGGCTGAGTCGCCCATTGTGACGGCCACTGGGACCAGGGTGCCAGCAACATAGAGCGCCAGGGTGCCGGTGGCTGTGGCCGGGCCGCTCACCGTCATGGTGGAGACACCTTTGGCCGCAGCGGGGTCGTCAAACACTGGCAAGGCCCAGATTTCTGCGAAACCATCGTCGCCAAGGTAGGTGTTATACATGTTGGACAGCATCGAGCCGGGGCCGGTCATGGCATCGACAACCGCTTGGCTGGACGCCAGGAAGGGAACATTCGGTGGCGAGGTTCCGGACGCGAACATCTGCCCGATCAGGAGCGTTTTGAGATCAGCAACTGAGGTATTGGCGTTACTCGCGTCGAGGCTGAATGCGACAACCGGGGTGCGGTTAGACGACGGGTAGTTCGGCGGAGAGATTGTATTTGCCATTATTCGGCGTCCTTATGCTCGGTCTCATCCGCGACAGAAACGTCACCGTCGTTAACGAGACGCGCCCAGAAAAGATCGTGTGAGTTTACTTCGACGCCGGTCTGAGGGATAAACTGACGGGTATATGGATTGCGGATTTTGAGACCCGCCTTCGGAACAATGAACAAGTTAGGATTCCCTCAACCATGATTAGGGATATTTAGCGATTGGTCGCTCAGGACTGAATGATTGCTATACCGAGTTCAACCACCGGAACGATACCCGCCGCGACGTCGGCTTGGGTCTGATTGTAAATGTCAATCTGCGTCAATGGCTGGCCAGCTACAGTGAAGCCGTCATTCTCGGTGATCACGGCCGCTAATACCATTTCCAATTGCCAAAAAATGCGCGCGCGATCCATGCCGAGCAGATGGCCGCCGCCATACCGCAGGCCCTGATTGGCGCGTAGCTGGCCGGAGGGATTCCAGTTCAGAATTGCTGCGAAGACAGCGTATTTCAATTCTTCGATTGAAACGGCTGCGGCTTGGCCACGGCGATCCGCTGTATTGTCCGCTTGGATGACGATCGCAATACGCTCTTCGACGGTTTGGCGCAGACCCCAGCCCATATTTTCGTTGTTATCAGGGTCATCCGCTAGCGGGTAGATGAACGCTGCCGGGAGCGGGAGAGAGACAACCGTTTCCAATCCCTCGACGTATGACGCGGCACCCGCCACATTGCCGTTGAAGGCTGGTGCAAAGGCTTTTAGCTGGGCGATCACGGTCGATATGTTCATGCCCTACCCGCTTTCTTGAGCGTTTTGAGGTCGATACTGCGTGCCAGCGCTTCCTGAATGCGTTTTTCAAGCTGTGGTAGTTCTTCTTCAAGGGCTGTTGACAAAAATGGATGTTCAAAAGAGACGCGCTTGGTTTGAACGACACCTTTGGCGCCACCCTTCTTATGTTCGCGACCGATCGTTTTCGAACCACCCTTGACATTTCCCTTTTTCCCGCCGCCGCCCTTGGAGCCGTCTTCGAGGAAAAGGGCGTAAAACGCCGCGCCGGTCTCTGACGTATTTGCAGCCTCATCGGAGATGATCACCTTGTCGCCCGTCATGCGGACTTTCAGGGATCGCGCCAGTCTGCCGGACCGGCTCATCGGTGGACTACCCGCAACAGCGCCCAGCACCTTGCCATTCTTATCCATGCGAGGCAGCCCGCGCCCGATCAAAGCTCTTGCTGTGGCAGCGATTTCTTGTCCTGCTTGCCGCAGTATCTTGCGAAGCAACTTCTTGTCCCAGGTCAGTTCGACAAGCGGGACGGTGATTGTGAGAGCAGTCTTCCGGCCGCCTGTGATGGTGCCTGACATCAGCCGGTGCGCTGCTCTTCGATGGCGTCAACGCAGGTAAAGCGCTGGCGCCCTTCCCATTCGGTCACCCGGAACACCCGATAAAGGGTCTGTCGCATGGTGCCATCTGGGCGTTGAATCGTGGCCAGAATAACGTCGAAATAGTCAAGGTTATCGAGCCAACGGAACAGTATCCGATGCGTCGG